GATTGATTCTATCCGCAAACGCTGTCTACTTAGTCGTTACACAGGGTTCCATTATTGCCGGTTCAATTGCTGAGACAATTGATATATTCTTGGAACCTCCTCCAATTTTCGCGTGAGACAGATGAGTCTCATTGATTCAAAAAACAGATTAAAACGCTATATTTTCAGGCAAATCCCCAAAACGCTTGCAAATGCTGATCTAGCTGCCGCAGGAAGTAAACTTGCAAAATTCTTGGAACCTAGTTATCATTCCATCAATCAAAGCCCTTAATTGTGCCCCTGATCTCCCAGGTCGAAGCGGCGAAGCTGATTGACCGCGATCCATCCAAGATCAACAAGTGGTGCCAAGAGCAGCTCCTGAAGATCCACTACCTGCCAGGCAAGCGCCGTGGGTTGGTTGACTCTGATGACGTACTGCGGCTTAGGGATCAATTGGAACTAGGCGCAAAGTTCACTCCTGCCGCAAAGATGAAGCCGATTGAGCCGACGGATTCAATTGCGCCAGTTGGCCTGCGCTCCCAAGCGCAAACAGAAAAAAAGAAGATTTCGGATTTAACAGAAGATGACTTTGATCTATTCAATAGCCAAGGCAAGTTAGACGCGGTTCAATGCCGCGCATGGGGCGAGTTTGAAAAATCACGCAAGTTAAATATCGAGCGACTTGCACTAGAGGGCGAGTATGTGCTAGCCGCCGAAGTCGGCCCACGCTTTGAACGCGCCATGCTAACAATTCAAAAAGGTGTCCTAGCGGCACCAAGCAGGCTGAAAGCACTTGAACCAGACATTGGCCAATCGGTTCTTGACTCTTTGGAGCGGTTGCTGCGTGAAGCACTTGAAAAAGCTGTGGATGATTCAATCAATGCCAATTAAAAGCGTAGATGAGCTGCTGCGGCAATCCATCCAGCCGCTAAAGCCAAAAGAAAAGCTCTCCAGGAGCGATTGGGCTGAGCGTCACTTCCAAGTGACAAAAGGCAGCAGTACAGGTAATTGGAAAACAAGGCCATACCAAAGGGAAATTCTTGACGCATGGGACGACCCAAGGATATGGCGAACGTCAATTATGAAAAGCTCCCGAGTAGGAGCTACCACGCTCCTAAACATTGACGAGTGCTATTCAATTCATTGGGAGCCATGTGACACATGCACGGTTCAGCCAACTACGGGTGATGCCGAGAAATACAGCAGAGACACCTTTAACTCGCTGATTGACAACGTAGACGTACTAAAAGATTTGTTTTCTGTCTGCAAGCACCGTGACGGCACAAACTCAATTCTTGAAAAGTACATCAATGGTGCATCGTTGAAGTTTCTTGGCGCCAACAGCCCAAATGGCTTCCGCCGCGTTACTTACCGGATTGTACGAGCCGACGAAACCAGCGCTTACAAAGCCGGTGGCGCGGGCAAGGAGGGTGATCAGATTGAGCTGCTGCTAAACAGAACAATTGACTATCACGACCGACTATTTATAGATTGCAGCACACCAACAATTGAAGGCTTTGACCGCATTGACGATGCGTTCAAGCTGGGCGACCAACGCCATCGTTATCTGCCTTGCCCACATTGCGGGTGGTATCAAACACTTTCTGCAACTGCATTTACCCCTGGAGCGGATCGAAGCAAGCCCGGTGGCTTCTGGTGGGAGCCAGGGAAGCCAACAAGCGTTGTTTACATCTGCGAGCGCTGCGACAAGCCAATTCAGCACAGCCAAAAGTTTGAAATGGATCTACAGGGCGAATGGCGCCCCACCGCACCTCCAAACATTGATCCAAACGGCAGGGAGCACCGCAGCTACCACATTTGGGCCGGGATCTCATATCAAGCAAACGCAAGCTGGGCCAATATCGTTGCCGAGTACGAAAAAAACCAAAACTCACCCGAAAAGATCCAAGTGTTTATCAACACCTGGCTTGGCTTACCGTATCGAGAAGACGCAGCAACAAGGCTGACCGCTGAAGGGCTGATGACCCGGCGCGATGACTACCCAAGCGGCAAGGTGCCTGACGGTGTGTTGATGATCTGCATTGGCGTTGATATGCAGGATGACCGCGCTGAGGTGTTTATCTGGGGATTTGGCCCCGGTGATTCAGCGGCCCAAGCAACAGCAGAGCCCGAGAAGTGGTTGATTGAGCATCACGTTATTCACGAACGGTACGACACAAAAGCGGTTTACGCTCAGCTTGACACTTTCCTGTTCGGCGGCTATCCAGTTGCCAACGGCATTGAATTAAAGCCAGCAGCAATGGCGGTTGACTCAGGTTCTGGTGATCACACGCCGTATGTCTACGAGTACGCAAACAGCCGCTCCAGGCAAGGCGTCATTGCAATCAAGGGTATGCCGCAGATCGGAAAGCCACCGATTAACAATGGCAGGCGCACTGAATACGACATGAAAGGACGCTTAAAGAAAACAAGCGCCCAGGTTTATCAGGTTGGTACGGACATGATCAAAACCATCTTGATGGCTCAGTTGCGACATGGCTTGCAATCTGGAGCTGGCGCGATCCACTTTCCGAATGACACAACTGAGGAATTTTTTGTGCAACTTGTATCTGAACGTCGGCACCACAGCACTGTCGGCGGTCAGCCCAAGGTGACATGGGTACGACGCAAGGGAACCGCTGCCGAAGCACTCGATGGAACGGTTTATGCCTATGCAGCGTTTCACCACGCCAAGAAAAAATACAATCAAAAAACAATGTGGGCGCAGCTTGCAGCAGCTATTGAAGCGCAGGGGAAGCCAGTACCCGAGAAGTCTCCGGTGGCTTTTAATCTGCTGGAGGGCCAGAGGGTGTATTGATTCCTAGACTAGACTCGTAAATGCAAGCGCTAGCTTCCGTGTCCACGATCCCGTCCGAATTTAGAGCGGGGGATTTTGTTTCCTGGACCGAGTATGACGCGCCAAACGGCACGACTGCCATCCGCGCTTACTTGCGGACCAATTCAGCGTCAGGCGCAACTGTAGACGCCACCGCAAGCGGCAACGACTGGTCCTTTGAGGTTTCTGCTGTTACTTCCGCCACGCTGACCGCTGGCGCGTACCTAGCGCAGTTTGTGGCAACGGTGGCCGCGAAGCCCGTCACCTATCGAGAGGCGGCATTCAATGTGCTGCCCAGCCTCGCCTACACGGGCAGCCCAACTGCCATTGAAACCAGAAGCGCAGCCAAAATTCGTCTTGATAGTGTTGAAGCCGCAATTAACGCCTTAACTACTGGCGCTCAGGAATACCAGATTGGCATTGGACCCGGCGGTGGCCGCAGGGTGCGCCGCGTTGATCTGAAAGATTTGATTGAGTGGCGCAATACGCTGAAAGCCGAAGTGCTTGCGGAGGAACGCGCTACCGCAATCACCAGTGGCAAAGGTGATCCAAACATTCTTTACACCCGGTTTACCCCGAGCTTCTGATATGGGCGTTCGTACCTGGCTAAAAGGACAAGTAAAGCAGTTGCTTGGAATCCCTCAGGCAAAGTTTGAAGCTGCTAGATCAGGAAGGCTCTCTGAAGACTTTTTTCGCCCACACACCAGCGCCAATGCAGAAATCAGATTTGATCTGCAGACGCTGCGAAATTCGGCGCGAGCGCTGTCGCGTGATAATGCTCATGTTCGCGGAATTAAGCGCACGTTTCGCGTCAACGTAATTGGCCCGCGTGGCATTCAGCCAAGGCCACAGATCAAGCAGCTATCGGGTGATGGGTTGGATGAGCGGCGTAATGCAATTTTGCTTGAAGAATACAACAAGTGGTGCCGACAAGATAGTTGTGATGTATCGGGTAAAAATAGCATACTTGATTTTCAACTGCACATTCCTTCCGCCTTAGTTGATTCGGGCGAATTGTTTTTCAGAATTGTGCGCGGCCAAAGATTTGGTCGAAGCATGGTGCCGTTAGCGCTAGAGATGATCGAAGCAGATCAAATTGACGTTGAGTACAACTTTATGTCTGATCGCCCAGGCCATAAATGGATTATGGGCATTGAAGTCAATGAATGGAATCGTCCGACACGATATGCGATTCTAACTCAACACCCAGGCGACCGTGAATTGCGCAATCCAAATGTTAGCGTGAAGCATGTTTTTGTTTCAGCCGCTGACATGATTCATGTTTATGGAATTGAAGAACGTGTTAGCCAAATGCGTTGCGAACCGTTACTAACGCCGGTTGTAATCACAGCTCATAATATGCGTGAATACCAAAAGTCGCATCTTGTTAAAAAACGTGGACAAGCCAATCAAATGGGGTGGATTCAAACACCCGATCAATTTGAAGGTGAATTAGTTGACGACAAACGCACTGTTGACTCTGAAGCTGGAATCTTTCGCCGCTTAAACCCAGGCGAAACTGTCATCCCACCAAATTATGGGCCAGAAGACACGGTGTATCCCGACGTAATCAAAGATTCACTGCGAACAATGGCAGTGGGAACAGGCAGTAATTACAGTACCGTGTCAGGCGATTTCAGTGAAGGCTCCTACGCCTCGCTGCGGATCTCAGTATTTGAGAATCGGGACTACTGGAAGTTGTTGCATACTGCTGTTATTGAGCAATTCTGTCAGCGCATATTTGAAGAATGGCTTTATGCAGCGGTAATGTCTGGCACGTTGCCGTCGCCTACGTTTGATGATTTCTGGTTTAGACCTGATCGTTACACCAGTCCAAAGTGGCAAGCCCGTTCCTGGGGTCTGCTTGACACCAGCAAAGACATTCAAGCGTATAAGGACGCTCGCTTGCTGCAGCTTGAAACACACAGCGAACAAATTAGCAATTTTACGGGCGAAGATTTTGCTCGCACTATTGACGAGATTGAGTTTGAAAACAGATACAAGGAAAATAAAGGATTGCTGAGCGCGATTGATGATCCGGCAAGAGCCATGGAGGCTAAGCAGCCCGCACCGTCAAACCCTGCTTAACCTTTGCGCTGAGTATCAGTATTCCTGGGGATGAATCAACGCAATCGCGCACGGAAACGGGCGCAAGGTTTTACGCCTGAGCCCGCCGAGTCGCCGGTTGCCGTGCCGCAGGCTGGCGTTCGTTACGAGTCCATGGACGACGAGTCAGCCGCTCAGATCGGCATCTTTGGAGAAATTGGCTGGGATGTAACCGCCGAAGACGTGGCCGCCGCCGTTGCACAAGCAAAGGGCAAGCCCTTGAATGTAGACATCTTCAGTTACGGCGGGGACGCCTTGCAAGGTCTTGCAATTTATCAAATTCTTTCGGCGCACGACGCTGAAGTAACAACCAACGTTTTAGGCGTTGCGGCATCGGCTGGTAGCGTCATCGCAATGGCTGGCTACAAGCGAAAAGTGGCCAAAAACGCAGCATTGATGATCCATAATCCTTGGGCAATGACAATTGGCAACGCCACAGAGCATCGCAAGTCTGCAAACATGCTTGAAGGCCTTGAGACTGCATATCTTCATACCTATAGCACCGCAACAGGCATTCCCGCCGCCGATATTCAACCGTATTTAGCGGAGGAGCGGTGGTTTTACGGAGAGGAAGCCATGGCCCTTGGCTTTGCCACTGAGGCACCGGAACCCATTAAAGCTTTTGCCAGCATCAAGCCCCCTCCGTCCGACCGCTTTCATCAAATGCCCGATGGCCTAAAAGCTATGGCGGGTATCAACGACCCCACCGATTTACCTGAAGATCCCGAGCTTGAGTTGAGCGAACCGCAGGATGCTGTACCTCAGCCCCTAGCCGCTCCCGAGCCCGTATTGATAGATCCTGCGCCCGCAAACGTGACTAGCCTATCAAACGAACAACCCACTCCTAGGGAAACCACCGCCGTTCTTCCGATGACCGTCGAAACCACTGACAACCTGGAGGCGACCCGGCTTGAAGAACGGGATCGCGTAAAAGCCCTGCGTGGCATGGCTAAAACCCACAATCTTCCCGGTGACTTTGTTGATCATCTGATTGACAACGGAACCAGCGTTGCCCAAGCCCGCGAACAAGTGCTTGAGCGCATCGCCACTCGTCACGAAGCCACCGTTGGCGCCGTTGCCGATGCTGGTCACGGTTCGGTTGGCATGAGCCAATCCGAAGTGAGGGCCTACAGCCTGATGAATGTGCTCCGCTACCTTGCTGATCCCAAGCCTGCAACTGCATCGGCTGCCGGATATGAGCTTGAGTGGAGCCAGGAAGCCGAGCGCAAGCACGAACGCTCCGCTGCTGGTGTCCTGATCCCTCACGATGTTCTCGCTAGCCGCCCCCGCGCCGCTGCAGTTGGCACCCTTTCGGGCGGTGGTGCTCTAGTTGCCACCGAGCGCCTTGACGGCAGCTTCATTGAGCTGATTCGCCAACGTTCGGCGTTCATCTCTGCCGGTGCAACCGTGCTGAGCGGTCTGCAAGGCAACGTTGAGATCGGCCGTCAAACCGGCAAGTCCACCTACTACTTCGTTGGTGAAGACGTTGACGTAACCGCAAGCGATCTGACCTTTGGTCTGATCAACATGACACCTAAGACCATTGGCGCACGGGTTCCTGTTTCCCGTCGTTTGATGATCCAGTCGAGTCCCGACATCGAAGCGCTTGTTCGTAACGACATTATCAACGAAGTTACGCTTGGCGTTGACTATGTAAGCGGTTACGGCACCGGCACCAGCTCCCAACCGCTGGGCCTGGCCAGTACCACTGGCATTGGTAGCGTCACCATGTCGGCTGGTACGACCATCAACTTCAGCACACAACAAGGCGGCGGTTCCGCTCTCGTTGGTGTTTGGGGCGATTACGTCAACCTTGAGACGGCAATTGCAAACGCGAACCTGGATACCGGCTCCATGCGCTATGTGATGAACAGCGCAATGCGCGGTGGCTGCAAGCAGGTTCTGCGTGCTTCCTCTGCTGGTTCTGACTACATTATGACCGATGCTGGGAGCATTAACGGCTATCCGGTCAATATCAGCAACCAGATTCAACAAAACGACGTTTTCTTCGGTAATTTCTCCGAATTGCTCGTTGGTTTCTGGTCTGGAATTGACCTCGTTGTTGATCCCTATACCCAGTCCGCCAAGGGTCAGGTAATCTTTACGGCTTTCCAGGATTTCGATGTTGCCGCCCGCCGCGCCAACTCGTTTGCTCTTGGCACCTGATCATGGTAAGGCTTGAGATCCGCGAAGCATGTTATGTCAACGGTCAATCCGTTGGCATTGGCGACGAGATCAGCGTTGACAGTGCTACCGCAAGGTTTCTGATTTTATCGGGCCGAGCGGTAGCCGCAGTGGATAAGCCTCAGCAACCCGCAACGCGCACACGGGCGCGAAACAACTCCCAAACTACCCCCACTCAGGAGGATTGATCAATGTCTATTCAGCAACGAAATCTTGAAGCGCTTTCGCACTTCACGCTTCACCCAGTTGCTAGCGAATCCGCAACGTTCACTGGTGCTACGACCAACATTGCTGATCTCCAGGCTTTGGATGGTGACATTCAAATCATTCTGGATGCTGGCGCTGCTGCCTCTACTGGCACCATGACCGGCAAGATTCAGCACAGCAACACCACTAGCTCCGGTGATTTTACCGACGTTACCGGCGGTGGTTTCACTGCTGTTGCTCAAACTGCATCCAAGCAGGTCCTTACCCTGTCTAAAGATGACCTTCGCCGGTACATCCGTTTCGTTGGCACCATTGCCGCTTCCGGTACGACCATTTATTCGGTCAACGGCATCGGCTGCGCCAAGGTTCAGTGATCACTGAAGACCTGGATTTGTTCTTTGCCGATTTTGGCGTCAGCTTTACTGCTGGCGCCATTTCTGGCATGTGCATTATGGATCGGCCTGGTATCAATATCCTTGGCGATCAAGTTATTCAAGTTGATTATCAAGTCATTGTTAAATCTTCGTTGTTTGGCAATTTGCTTTACAACGATATTGTTAGCGTTGAAGATAAGTTGTTTACGGTAAAAGAAGCAATGCCCCTAGAGGATGGCGTCTTTTCGCTTATCAACCTAGAGCCTGTCATCGGTGAAACGGGACTAGCATTGAAGGCGAAGGATGGTCGAATTTTAATTGCCCGAAGCGCCTCTTAAGATGCCATGCCAGAACTAATCTTCATTTCTGATCTCACCAACGCCGGAGCGTTGGATGGCACCGAGCGAGTGCCGATGGATAAGAGCGCCGCGACGGTTGACGCTTCGACGCAGGAGATTGCCAACCTGGCCACCAAAGCAACGGTGGGGCTGGCAAATGTGGACAACACCA